CCGCTACTGCCCTGATCTCTTTCCTGATGGGCATTGATTACAAAAAGCACTACAACTCCTTCATGGATACTGTAGTCATGGTCTGTGCGATTGTCGCCGCTGTCTACACTCTTGCCTCTGAGAAGTGGGTTGAGCATCGTATGTCCACCCGTTGCAAGATTGCGTTCCGCGCAGTCAAAAAGTACGCTAAGGTTTCTTATACCTGGGTGCGTAATGTCGCAGTTCCTTATACTCGGACCGTCGTGATTCCGTTCGTGAAAGACGCAATCTCTGAGGTTCGTTCGTATCGTTCCGCCCTGCAAGTTGCCTTCGGGTGAGTATAGAGAATGGGATGCGCTCTAAAGACACCCAAACCGTTCACACTGATTCTTTACTTTTTTCGTCATGAACTTCGCTATCTCCAACAGCACCGCAATCGAAGCAATCGCTATCAACGACAACACCGCAACCCTGACCTTTAAGGGTAACCGCTCCTACGATTACACTCTGAACGATGTTGCTAACTTCGTAACTTCGCTGAGCAAGGTTATTGAGAGCGGCGAATCTGTCGGTCGGTTTGTGAACAACAGCATCAAATCTGAGGTGCTTATGCCTATCGTTGCTGCCTGATAGTTGTGCGGGGTGCTTATACTTAGCACCCCTTCTTTATTCTTTATTCTTTATACGAACAATCGCAGTTTATTCGTTATTCGTATCAGCAGTATATGCGATTAATTGTTTATTCTTATAGGCGGGCGTGCCCGTATAAAAACCCATAACTACCCTAACCTACAACGGACCAAAAGAGCGTGAGAACTATAAGGATCAAAAAAATTTTCGCTGAGTAAAAACCATGAGAACCCCGCCGAGAGTATTATGAGAAGACATCGTGATCCTTATTGGAATTTCTGGAAGGTAGTCTTTGCGGGATGGTTAATACGATATCCGGGGAGAATCTTTGAGATATTTCGATTTCCGTTTTTTATGTTAGTGGGCGTTTGTGTAATTGTGATATATAATTCAGTTTCAAAATGAGACTCAGAGAAAAAAATTCTGAAAAATTTTTTATGACTGAAAAAGTTTATCACATATATGCAAAGGATAAGTGCATCTACCATTCACTTTGCAGGGAAGAGTTTGAGATTGTGTGGGATTCGCTGAATAAATTCGTAGAAATTTTCAGTGAGTATCATAAGGCAGATTTAGAGTATGAGGAGGTAGTAAAAAATGCAAGTGTGATTAGAGACAGTTCATATTGACAGATATAAATATTGGGACTAAAATGACATTGAGGTTTTATTAAACAAATGGCAAAAGGATTTACTGTAAAAGCAAAGGCACCGATTGCAGCGACTGCATCTGATTGGGATTATGATGCAATCAAGGAGCGAATGAAGGGGAAGAGCATTGTATTTTGTCTTCCTGGACGTGGGTGTTCTTTTCAATTTTTGAAGAGTTTCGTTCAATTGTGCTTTGATATGGTACAGAATGGAATGAGTATTCAAATTTCTCAGGATTATTCTTCAATGGTGAATTTTGCACGTTGTAAGTGTCTTGGTGCGAATGTATTGCGTGGACCGAAGCAAGTACCGTGGGATGGTAAGTTAAATTATGATTATCAGCTTTGGATTGACTCGGACATTGTTTTCAACACAGAAAAGTTCTGGCAATTGTGCGATCTTGCTCTGAATGAGGAAGGTGAAGATAAGGAAGTTGTTGCTGGATGGTATGCCACAGAGGATGGGCGCACGACATCAGTAGCACACTGGTTAGAGGAAGAGGATTTCCGCAACAATGGTGGAGTGATGAATCATGAGACTGTTGAATCCATTTCAAAGCGTAAGAAGCCTTTTACTGTTGATTACACAGGATTTGGGTGGGTATTGATTAAGAATGGAGTATTTGAGAATCTTGAGTATCCATGGTTTGCTCCTAAGATGCAAGTTTTTGAGTCTGGTGCAGTTCAGGATATGTGTGGAGAGGATGTGTCCTTCTGTTTAGATGCAAAGGATGCAGGATTTGATATTTGGTGTGATCCACGTATTCGTGTGGGACATGAAAAAACTCGTGTAATTTGATTGGAGATTTAACTTATGGCACTTAATAAGACTATTTTTACTCCTGCGGCTCCTAAGAAGACTCGTCAAGGGCGTTCTGCTCGCACATTGCTTTCAGCAACATCTCGCAATGGAAGGAAGAAAAAATATAGGGGTCAAGGTAAATAGATAAAGAACAAGATTCTTTCGATGTACCATTTAGAAGTATCTAATGAATGGAATTCAATACATCCAAAAGATCTTTGGGTTTATAATAAACTCATATTAAATCGTCTTCTAGGGCATCTCTGTGGACCTACAGGGGTGCCTGTTTTATATTCTGGGTATTATATCGTCCGACCAAGTATTAATTTACTTGGTATGGGGCGATTTTCGCGTAAGGAGTGGATTGATAAAGATACTGAACACTTTCATCCTTCTGAATTTTGGTGTGAGATCTTTGAAGGAGAGCATTTAAGTGTTGATTATCAGAATAGAAACGCAAAATTAGTAGTTAAAGGTGAAAGAGATTATAAAGATCCGTATTATAAATGGAAAAAATGGTCTATAATAGATAAGAAAGTAGAATTTCCATCAATATTAGAGGAATTAGTTGGTGATTATGAGTGGATTAACTGTGAATTTATTGGAAATAGGTTAATTGAGGTTCATTTCAGAAGAAATCCAGATTTTAGATATGGAAATACTGTTGCAATTCCAGTTTGGAAAGGTGAGAATTTAAAGAATGATAGTAAATTAAGATTTATTGAAGATGAAGACTACTTAAGAAGAGGGTTTTATATTGATTCCGGGATAGAAACCCCGTAAAAAGTTCTGTTCAACCTCAAAAAGGAGAAAACAGATGGCAATGAATCCAAATCCTGATAGGAATACAAATTATATGAGAGAAGTTTGGGGAACATCAAGTTTAATTACTGATTATTGGTCATTAGAAGCACCTGCACAAACTTATGAAGGTTCACATTACAGTCATGGTCATGGATTTTTCAAGGGAAGAATGCTTCGTGAGATCAATAATGATGATATGACACCCAAAAAGCATGATTTTTCTGTTCAGAAGGAAATACATGAAAAAATCCGTAATGATAATGATTATGATGACTGGGAATATGGTACAGAACCTATTTTTGGGTGATAAATAAGATAGAATTATTGTTTTTTAGATGCCTTTAGAGCGGGTTAGTAAAGCTTTTAAGGATATTAGTCTGTCATTACAGTCTAATCCCCTAAATTTTGACTTAATCGCTGTTAAAAACGAAACAGCGATATCTCGCTCTATTCGAAATCTAGTATACACTGTCCCTGGAGAGAAATTTTTCAATCAAAATATTGGTTGTAAGATTTCTCAAAGTTTATTTGAGAATATTGATCAAATTTCCGCTTCAGTAATTAAAGATGAGATAACAAATACAATAGAAAATTATGAACCTAGGGTTGATTTAATCGATGTTGATGTAAGTCCTAATTATGAAAACAATGAATTTAACGTTACTATAAGATATTTCATTGTAGGGATTGATACATTACCTCAACAATTATCATTTGCATTACTACCAACACGATAATGGCACTAGTAAACTTCACTAATCTAGATTTCGATCAGATTAAGACTACTATTAAGAATTATTTGAGATCCAACTCAAATTTTACAGACTATGATTTTGAAGGTTCTAATCTATCTGTAATTATTGACACCTTGGCATATAACACATACATTGCATCGTATAATGCAAGTATGGTAAGTAATGAAGTTTTTATTGATAGTGCAACTTTACGAGAAAATGTAGTTTCTCTTGCAAGAAATATTGGATATGTTCCAAGATCAAGAAAATCTTCAAGAGCAGTAATAAGTTTTTTTGTTGATACTACAGCATTTGATGTGGTTCCAGTATCAATCACTTTAAGAAAGGGTTTAGTTTGTACAACTTCGACCTTTGGAAACGAAAATTATACATTCTCAATACTTGATGATATTACAGTTCCTGTTGTAAATGGAATTGCAACTTTTGATTCTATTGAAATATATGAAGGAACTTATGCAAAGACATCCTTTACAGTAGATTCATTAAATCCAAATCAGAGATATCTTTTAGACAATCCAAATATTGACACATCAACATTAAGAGTATCAGTAACTGATGAAAATCAACAATTAAGAAAATATATTAATTCTTCAAATATACTGCAAGTCGATTCTCAATCTAAGGTCTTTTTCATTCAAGAAGTTGCAGATCAAAGATATGAATTGATTTTTGGTGATGGTGTCATAGGAAAAAAACTTGAAAATGGAAATATTATAGAAGCATCTTACCTTGTTACAAATGGTTTAGATGGTAACGGAGTCAACACATTTAATTTTTCGGGAAGATTAATAGACAGTAGAGGAAGAAGCATTACTTCTGGAATTTCTCTTATAACAACAGAATTGACTTCTCAGGGAGGATCTGAAATAGAATCAGTATCTTCTATTAAAAACTTTGCCCCAAGATTATATTCTGCGCAAAATCGTGCAGTAACTGCTTCGGATTACGAATCTATAGTTTCTAAGATATATCCAGAAGCAGATTCTGTAAATGTTTTTGGTGGAGAAGATCTATCTCCTCCACAATACGGAAAAGTTTTTATTACAATAAAACCAACTTTCGGATCTTTTGTATCAAATACAATTAAGGATAACATAAAAAGTGAGTTGAAGCAATACAGTGTTGCTGGAATTTTGCCTGAAATTTTAGACGCTAAGATTCTTTATATTGAACCAGATTCAAGCGTTTATTATAATGAAAATTTAGCATCTTCTTCAAATATAGTAAAAACTAAAATATCAGAAAACATATTTAAATTTTCAGAGTCTAAAGAAATTAATAAGTATGGTGCAAGATTTAAGTATAGTAGATATCAGAGTATAATTGATAATTCTGATCAGTCAGTGACTTCAAATATTACTAGAATTTTAATGAGAAGAGATCTTAAAGCATCTATAAATCAATTGGCAGACTATGAAATATGCTTTGGTAATAGTTTTTATGTAAAGGATATGGATGGATTTAATATTAAATCTTCTGGATTTAATATTTCAGGAGTTCAACAAACCGTTTATATTTCTGATATTCCAAATTCAGATTTAAAAACTGGCAATATAAGATTATTCTATTTGAATTCTGATACAGAATTTACAACTGTTTCCGAAAATGTTGGAACAATTGACTATGAAAAGGGTGAGATTAACATTAGTCCTATCGTATTTACATCTGCAGTGAAATCGAGTGGTGGAACACCGATTATAGAAATATCTGCAATACCAAAGTCAAACGACATAATTGGATTGCAAGACATTTATTTGCAACTAGATAATAGTAAGGTTACAATAAACATGATTTCAGATAGTATTGAATCAGGTTCTGATTCATCTGGATCTAATTATATTTTCTCGTCAAGTTATTTTAATGGCGATCTAGTCAGAAGATAGTAAATGAACAATACCAGAATAAAAATCAACTCTGTTGTAGAAAATCAACTCCCTCTCTTTGTCAGGGAAAATTTTCCTTTAGTAGAAGAATTTTTAAGAGAATATTATAAGTCTCTAGATCTTCAAGGTGGAGTATATGATATTTTACAAAATATAGATGAGCAAATCAAAGTTGACAATTCTTCCAATACAGTAGAGAGTACCGCATTAGAATTTGCTGTTGGATTTTTAGATAGGACTGTTACAGTATCTTCTACTGTAGGATTTCCTGATTATTATGGCCTGATTAAAATAGATTCCGAAATTATTTTATATAAGAAAAAAACCGATACAACTTTTGAAGATTGTGTGAGAGGTTTTAGTGCAATTTCTTCTTATACTGATGATGAGAATTTTATATTTGAAGATACTCTCACAGAAACTCACTCTGAGGGTTCCATAGTCACAAATTTAAGTGTTTTATTCTTAAAAGAATTTTATAATAAAACTAAAAAACAATTTCTTCCTGGATTTGAAGGGAGAAGTTTTTACGAAGACTTAAATACTTCACTTTTCTTAAAG